CATGACGTTGTTTTTATCCACCCCATTCTATATACCATATGCTCTGTTTAGTTGTCAAGGTACAGAGCAAACCTTGTTAGAGTAACCGTATGTAGGGCGCATGCTTAATTACAACAATAACCTACCATTGTTCTCTGGTTAAAGAAATGACAGTTTTCGTTTTAAAGTGTATCACTGCCAAAAACACTTGCTAAGATTAATAGTGCATTCTATATCCTGTGAGAAATCCTGTATCTTCATCCTCCCAGTTCACTATCTCAAACCTTACATCACAGTTGTCTTGAATGTACATTATATCATCCCATTCAATACTGTTCCAATATCCATGCTGTAGGATTCTACCATCAGAACAATCTTTAAAGCGCAGGTCTTTATGTTTATATCCTTGTACACCAAGCAATAACATTATCTTATGCTCGATAGGATGCTTTGGAGTATCAAACTCTAGATTGTGTAATCCCATGCTTACTCCTTTTGTGCATTATCTTTATCTTACCATTAGTTATAAATATAACTGTGTTCTTATTATGCATATCGACACCAACTATCTTGTCAGGTATCATTGTTTCAAAGTCCTTTATTGTGAACATATAGTTCCTCCTTTTATTATGTGGTTTATTGTGAAAAATTTATGCAAGAACCTGTGTTAATCCCTACCTCGCAATTAGCACGATGTTAACTCTCGTGTTGTCGATATAGGAGCAGCGGGTTTCGCTACGAGTTCCTAGTTACTCACACATATAAGTCTTCGCAACTTTAAGCTATGATGCTTATTACTTATGGATTCTTGCAATATAAAAAAAATTTTTAGAGTTTGACCTATACTACTCTAAAGGTTTTGATGTTGCTATGGAATCATGACAAGAGCCTGATGTTTATCAAGCCACTTTATCATGTATCTACACCAAGAACTAAATGAAAGCATATTGCTCGCATTACCATTCTCAATGAACCAGAAATCATCATTACTACTACAAGCAGTAAGATAGTTTCCATCCACATCAACATAAGTCATCTCATGTAATTCCATGAAATCCTCCTTCGTTGGTTGTGATTAGCATTGTTATTCTTATATACAATAACCAACTATAGAGTAATTAAAGTGTATGCCCAAGTGATGCAAATAGTAGTATATATATAGTAATAAACTACTTACGTCACCAGTACGTCTAATTGCTTGTATACGCACATATTACTTACATATCTACATTATACACATATATACATAAATAATAATAATAACATACAATAAAAAAATAAAAAGGTGATGGATAGGAGTAAAATTAATTACCCCCATCCATTTGGTATCGAAACTACCAAAGATTACTTTAGTGTTCGAAGAGCCCAAGAGACCTGATTCCATTGTTTGGATGCATATCTATCTTTACCCAAGTTAGCTTGCGTCTCATACAACTTAGCTTCAGCTGCTAGATTCCTAGCTAGTCTACGTTTAGTTGCAAGAGGTTGCTCACTAAGCGCAGTAATAGCTTCTGCCATAAAGATATCAGGCTCCATGTTCATTACATCAGCTATAGCATCGCCAACTGTCAACTCTTCCTTAGATTGTTTCTCATTGTTAAGTATCATAGTACTCTCCTTATATTATTATTCATAAATTAATTAATAAATTAAAATAGAAAATAACGAAAATTCCTAAATGGAAAACCCCACGATAGGGGGGTGGTATAGTAAATAAGGGTCTATTTCAAAATCCTATAATTTTCTTGGGTAACAACTTGGTCATCGCTTGACTTTGGTTTGACTTATGTATTAGATTCTGGGCGGTGGTTGGGTAAAGGATTAATATAATGTGTAGTAGAAAGATAAAATATAATGGCTCAAGAATACAAAGAATTAAGTAAACTAACCTTAGATGAGCAAGAAGACATTCTTCGTACAATGTCTCAATCTTATTACCCCATAGAAATAAACGATAAAGTATTTATGATACCTGAAGAGGTAAATAACTTAATAGATAGACTCGTTGAAAGATTAGAAAAAAGTGGACATCAAATAAATATAGGAGATATCTTTGGAGACGCAAACGATTAAAGGAGTGCCTCACTATGTATATGATACATACGAGGAATTTAAAAAAAGTTGCCCTAGTGAAGAATTACACGATGATTGGAGGACTGGTAATCAAGGAGATTGGGTAAAATCTGATGATGGTAGGATTGTTCAATTATTAAAAGTAAGTAAAAATGTTAATCATCCAGGCGACAGAAAGAACTATAAATACGCTAATGGGTGGGTAAGAACTATTGTTGGTAGCTTTTTAAATAGACATACAGTTAAAATGGATACTGATTTTTCACAACATCCTAATAGGTATACATTTAGTAAAACAATTAAAGATACAAGTAAACGAGTAAAAGAACGTACTAAAGTAACAAACAAAGAAAAACAATTTGCTACGAATGTTGTTGTAGGTATGGGTGCAGTAAAAGCATATCAAAAAGCATACAATGAAATGTCAAAAAACAAAGCTGGTAAAAAAGCAGCTGTATTACTTAAACAGGAAAGAGTTATGAAAGAAATAGAAAAGTCCGTATTAGACGTTGCAAAAGGATTAGGTATAGACCACGAGTATATATTAGAAAAATTAAAACATCTTGCTGACTATAGTGAAGATGATAATATAATATTGCAATCCACTAAAGAATTAGGAAAGATTGTAGGAACATCAGGTAGTAGTGTTAAACAAATAGAGACTGGTATAGTTGGAATGTTTCAAGGGTTTGGTTCTGAAGACGTACAAATAGCAGGTCGAAAAAAAGAATTAGTAGAAACAAATAAAATAGAAGAGGTATAATATGTCAAAGAAAGATGCAGATGGTAATATAGTAGGTTGTAATTATTGCGGAGCAAGAGATATAAAAAAAGATGGGTGGGAATACAAAGCAAATGGTCAAAAAACACAAAGATGGCAATGCCTTGCTTGTGGTAAAAAACAAATGCACCCAACAATTGTTGTTAAATCTCCCTTTGAAGCAGAAACAAAAGAAGTAGAATTTGTTCCTATAGAAGAAATTATTGCACACAGAAACAAACAATACAATCAAAAACTATCATCTAAAAAATCTAGAAATTTAATTAATATTAAAATTAATCAAATGGGGCCTATAGGTATACTACACTTTGGTGACCCTCATGTAGATGACGATGGTACAAACTTAGCAGAAATATATAACCTATGTAATCTTGTAAATAAAACAGATGGATTGTTTGGTGGTAATCTTGGAGATATTCAAAACAATTGGATAGGTAGACTACAAGCATTGTACGGACAACAATCAACATCTGCAAAAGAATCATGGAGACTTACAGAACATTTTGTTAATCAAGTAGATTGGTTATACTTAGTAGCAGGTAATCATGATGTATGGAGTGGAGATGGAGACCCTTTAGAATTTATTATGAGACAACATAGTGGAGTGTACGAACAATGGGGAGCAAGATTAAATCTTATTTTTCCTAATGGAAAAGAAATTAGAGTAAATGCTCGGCACGTTTTTAAAGGAAATAGTATGTGGAATACTGCTCATGGAGTAGCAAAAGCTGCTCAGATGGGATGGAAAGACCATATACTTACTTGTGGACATACTCATGTATCAGGTTATCAAGTATTAAAAGATGCAGCTAGTGGATTAATAAGCCATGCATTACAAGTAGCTTCATTTAAAATAATGGATAGTTATGCAGATAAATTAGGATTAGATGATAAAAATATATTTAATGCGCCTGTAACTATTATAGACCCTTATTATGAAGATGATGATAATAGATTAATTACTACTATATTTAATCCATACGAAGGTGCTAATTATTTAGAACACAAAAGGAAGCAATGGAAAAAATCAAAAAAGAAATAGTAATTATTTACACATATTTAAAAAAAGAGTTTAGTGTTGACTACTCAACAACTCCTTATCCAGGTCCGTGGAAAATAAATAATAATATGAAAAATGTAAAATATCATAGATAAAAGTTTATTATAGATGGCAAATATAAACACACAGAATGTAAGTGAAGCTGAAGAAGCACTAAAACTTGCATATACAGACTTAATTGCTTTTGGTAAATTATTCTTACCTGATGATTTTTTACGAAGTGAGACACCATTTTTTCATTACGAAGTTGCAGATGCAATAGATGATTTAGAAGTAAAGCAATGTGCGATTATTATTCCTAGAGGTCATGGTAAAACTGTTCTTACAAAAGCTTCTATGTTAAAAGATTTTGTTTTTTGCAAAGATGATTTTCTTTTCTATGCTTGGGTATCTGCTACACAAAAACTTAGTGTAGGTAATATGGATTACATTAGACACCACTTAGAATTTAACGATAGATTAAAATATTATTTTGGAAATTTAAAGGGGAAAAAATGGACAGAAGAAGATATAGAGTTAAGCAATGGATGTAAACTTATTAGTAAAAGCAATGTCGCAGGAATCAGAGGTGGAGCAAAATTACACAAAAGATACGACCTCATCGTACTCGATGACTTCGAGCATGAAGCAAACACAATTACACAGGAAGCAAGAGATAAGAATGCTAATCTTGTTACTGCTGTTATCTATCCCGCTATTGAGCCTCATACTGGCCGCCTTCGTGTTAACGGCACTCCTGTACACTATGATTCTTTTATTAACAATCTTCTCAATAATCATGCGAAAGCTAAAAAAGAAAATAAAGAGTTTGCTTGGAAGTTAATTACATATAAAGCATTAATAGATAATGACACTCCTTTATGGGCATCTTTCTTTAATAAAAAAAAATTAGAAGAAAAGAAAAAGTTTTATTCTGATAGTGGAATGCCTCAAAAGTTTTATCAAGAATATATGATGGAAGTTCAATCCGAAGAAGATGCTATATGGAAAAGAGAACATATTAGATATTGGAATGGGTATTTTAAAAACGAAGATGGTGTTAATTATATTGTAAAAGATGGTGATGATATACCAGTTAATACATTTATAGGATGTGACCCTGCTACAGATATTGATACTAAACATTCTGATTATAGTGTTATGACTGTAATAGCTATTGATGCTAACAATGAATTATATGTATTAGAATATGAAAGACATCGTAGTATTCCCACTATAGGTTCTAAAAATCCAGACACAGGAGAGATTATAGGAAAGAAAGGTGTTGTAGATATTATCATAGAATTACATCAAAAATACAATTGTACATCATCTACAGTTGAAGACGTAGCTATGAATCGTAGTATATTCCAAGCAATGAATGATGAAAGAAGAAGACTAAATAAGTACGATATATCTGTAATACCAGAGAAACCAGGCGGAACACAGAAACGTAATCGTATTTATTCTGGACTTTCTGGGCGTTTTAGTACTGGAACT